CTTGTTGGCCAGAGCAGCGATGACGCCGCTGGCGAGGACGTTGGGAGCACTTGCAATGCTGTTCGACATTTTATTATATTATTTGGGTGAGATGAGGGTGAGGGAAAATTAGAACTTCACGCCGCCGTAGATGGCGAGGGCGTGCTTGGCGAAGTAGTCGGCCTTGGCCTTCGGGTCGGTCAGGCTGTTGAAGACAGCGAGGTGGTCGACGGGGCCGGCAGGGGATTCGGTGCCAGGAGCGGAGGCCACGGGTTCGACGCCGACGGAGGCGACGATCTTGGCGGCTTCTTGGGAGGCGGTCACTTTGTTAGCCTGAGCCTCGGCGATGATGGCCTTGAGGGACTCGGCTTCCTTGGCGGCGATTTCGAGGCGACCATTGAGGTCGGCAATCATCGCTTCCTTCGTGACGACATCGGCCTTCACGGCGGTCAGTTCGTCAGCGGCGCCGACGGTCAACTTCTCCACGGTGGCGCGGAGGTCGTCGCGTTCGGCGGTGAGGGCCGTGGCGACGGTGCGGAGTTCGAGGACTTCGGCTTCGGGAGTGATCTTGCTCATGCTTGTAATTGGCGGGTTTGGAATAATCAGAACGAGCGAAGGGCTTCCTCGAAGGAGTCGGCGAGGCCCGTGACGAGACCGAGGCGAGCGGCTTGCTTGCCCGAGAAGGTGCCACCCGTGAAGGCGTCGGCGGAGACGTTGGTGCGGGTCATTCGGACGGAGGCCATGAAGTCCTCGTCGATGCCGTCGACCTGTGCCTGGAGGTCCGCAATCTGGGCTTCCGTGAGGGACGTGCCTTCGATGCCCGCACCCTTGAGCGGGGACTGCTTGGACTTGATGACGACCATGCGGACGCCCGCGTCGGCGTAGGCTTGGGAGAAGTCTGGGACGACCATGTAGACGCCCACGGAACCGATGGAGCCGGAGGGGAGGGCGGTGAACTTGTCGGCGGCGGCGGCAATCCAGAGGGCGGCGGAGTTTGCTTCTTCGCCGTAGGCCATCGTCGGCTTGCTCATGCGACGGATTTTCGAGGCGAGTTCGGGGACGCCCGTGACCGTGCCACCAGGCGAGTTGACGCGGAAGGCGATTTTCTTCACCGCAGGGTCGGACTCGAAGGCGTCGATGGCTTCCGAGATGGTGTCGATGTCGGCGGCGCCGAGCATGGACTCCAGGGGGCTGACGCCCCGACCGATCACGCCGTCGATGGGGATGACGCCGATGCCGTCGTTGCGGACGTAGGCTTGCGGGCGGTCGCCGAGCAGCTTGGCGATGATGTCCGAGAAAGCGTACTTGTCGGCGAGGGTCTTCGCGTCAGCCGCACGATGCGGGTCGATGGCGAGAGGTTCGCGACCCTTGAGGCCGTTTTGGAGGAAGCGCATGATTAGTTAGGGATGATTGGGTTGGGGGCTTGCTCTTCGGTTTCGTCGCCTTCGTCTTCGGGGTCGGTCAAGGGACGCGTCGCAGACTCTGCATTGTCTTCTGCTTCATCTTCGGCGGAGTCTTCCGCTTCGCCTTTCTCCGCAAACTCAGCGGAGTTGTGCTGCGTCTTCGGGTCAAAGTTGAGGAAGGAGTTGCTGGCGACCATCGCAACCTCGTCGACAGGCAAGCCGTACTTCTCGGCGATGTCGTGGATGAAGCGCATGTTCTGGGCTTTCTGTTCCAGGACCTTCTCGAACTTTAAGCCACGCTTGGCGAAGAGCTGCGTGAAGGAAGTAAGGCCGGCACGGAGGTCGTCGCGGTCGTTGCGGGAGTCGCGTCCGTTGTCGATGGACGGAGCCGAAGGGGTGCTGAACTCAACGTCCGACCACTTGGGGTCGTCAGGGAGAAGGCCCTTGCTGATGCCGTCCGAGATACGCCATTGCCAATCGGGGACGCAATAGTCGTCGTGGACCATGCATTGGATTTGACCGACGAAGCGGTCGGCCTTGCCAAGCACCATGCGGACGAGGGCCGAGCCGGCCTTGGAGCCGTCGCCGACGACCTCGGAGGGGAGGCCGCCGCTGGCGATCATGCGGGCGAGGATGGCGTTGAACATCTCCATCGACTGGCGAGGGAAGTTCGGGCTGACGGACTTAAGGTCTTCGCCGGGTTCAAGGACGAGGAGTTTGCCGCCCATCTGGGCGCCGATGTTGCCGAAGTCCGTGGCACCGCCGCCGTTCAAGTCGGAGACGAGGGAGGCGTCCGCGAAGCCGCCGTTCTTGGTCAGCACACTCGGGACGTCGGTCACTTGCTTGACGGCCCGCTTCTCCAGCTCGATGATTTCGTTCTGGTCCTGCATCGAGTTGAGCGCCTGTTGCATCGGGGGGATGCCGTGGGCGGAGGTGATGCGGGATTGGTTCGCCACCTGCATGAAGGACTCGGCAGGGATGAGGCGGAAGGACTGGTCGTCGTTCTGGACCCAGATGCCGATGACTTCGCCGTAGGGGCCGAAGCGGAAACCGTCCCAAGTGTCCTTCGTCAGTTGGGCGGCGTCGGTCGGGGAGATGACGCGGTGGCCTTCGATGAGTTGGGTCTTCGCTCGGTTCTGCGAGTCGCGGACCTTGAGGGCGAAGATTTCGCCGTCGACCGCCCAAGTGTGGACGATGATGCGTTGCAGTTGCTCGCCCGTGAAGCGACCCGTGATGTCGGCACGGCGGGTCTCGCGGTGGTAGTACTCCTCGTAGAGGCGGGCCTTCGCAGGGTCGGAGGCGTGGGAGGTGGGCATCATGCCGTCACCGACGACGTACATCACCATGTCGTTGATGAATTGCACCATCGCCGGATAGTTCTTCTCGGCGTAGCGGGCCTTCTGGATCAGGGCCAAGCGGTCGGACGGGTTGACGTCGCGGCGGGCGTCCTGAGGGTTGGAGCCGTACCATGCACGGCGGGCGAAGGACGGGCCGGCGTTCTGCCAGTTCGTCGACCAGGCGTTGGCCTTAGGCGTACCGCCCTGACCGACGGGGGTCGTGGGCTTCTTCGCGATGGGCTTCTTGGGCTTCTTGGGGGCGGGCATGGATTAAATCATTCGGTTGTCCCAGCGCACATCGATGACGGTCGTGCGACGGAGGGCGGCGTACTGCTGGGGGTCGAGTTGGTAGAGGGCGAAGCTTGCCTCAGCCAACATCTCCTTCGGTGGCATGGCGAACTGCTTGGACGCGGACGAGCCGCTGTCGGAGTACGACATCAAGGTCTTACCTTCGGTGATGAGGGCGACAGCCTTGGAGCGGATGGCGAGCAGTTCGCACTCCTCGAGGCCGATGAAAATGCCGGAAGCCATGTTAAACTTGCTCGGATTGGAAGCAAAGGGGGCGTGCCGAGGGCCAACGATCCGAACCTCCAAGCCATTGGGGTCCCCACAAACCCCCGGCACGCTTGCGTTCAAGGTGAGGGGTTGGCGGTTAAGGTCAAGCATTGGGTGCATCCTCGGCGGTTGCCGTGGCCTCCCGACCGACGACGCCCCAGCGGACGGCGACGAGCATGGCGAGGACTTCGCAGTCGAGGGCGTGGTTGTCGTTCACGCCTTGGGGTAAAATCCACATAGGCTTTCCCGTGCGCTTGTCCTTCACGCGGACTTCCGAGTTCAGCTGCTTGGCGTAGTCCTCGGAGGCGTCTCGGGGGTAGGTGTGGAGTTTGCGGGTGCGGAGGCCGTGCAGGAGGTCTTTGGCAGCCATGGCGGAGAAGACGACCAAGGAAGCCCGGGTCGGTTGTCCAGGGACGACGATGGCTTGGGGGTCTGAGTAGAAGCGGCGGGTGGTGCGTCCATCCGAGGAAGTGATTGCGAAGTCGTCGTTGCCCGAACCCTTGGAACACTTCCAGCCACGGCGGCAGCACTCGGCGTAGACCACTTGCGTGTTGTCACCAGAGTCCACCATGACGAGCGCCTTGTGGACGCCCATCCGCTTGGCGAGGTCGTCGAGGCCAGACCAAGTCTCGACCTTCTCGAAAGCCATGAGGCGGCTATGCCCCGACTTCGACCAACGGCGGACCGTGGCCCAGAAGTGTCCTCGTTGTACGTCGATTCCCATCGTCCGGAAGGGGATGGAGCCGGCGGGCGCACCCTCGCGGGCGACGACTTGGGCCTTCGGGGTGATGACGGCTTCCTCCGTCCAGTCGTCCTTCAGGGAGTAGTCGGAGGAGTCAATCGGCGTGACCATCGACCCGCCGTCGTCCGACCACGCAAGGGCGAGTCGCTTCTGCTTGAAGATGCGGCGGGGTTCCTCGTCGCCGTAGATCACGGACGCCCGCTTGGCCTCGAGCATCATGCGACCTAGTTCGCCCCAGGACATCATCGCAAGGGCGTTGAGGTGAAGGCCGACGCGCTCGATGGACTTGCCGGGTTCACGCGGGACGAACTTCCCGCCGAGGTTCAGCTCGAAGCGGGTCTCTCGGCTGTCGGTGTGGCGGGTGTTGCAGGAGCGGCACTCGTAGGTCGTGCCGGCCTTGACCTTTGCCATGTCCCATTCGTCTCCGTCCTTGGCGTCCTCAGGGAAGCGGACGAAAGACCAGTCGTAGGGCTGGAGCGTGTTGCAGGTCGTGCAGTTGAAGCACCAGTCGTGGAGGTTGGTCGTCGGCTGTTCGAGCAGTTGATGGAAGTCGTCGGTGGGCGTCCCGCCTTGGCTTGCGAAGACGTGCTTTGAGTTCCAGCTGAACTGCGTCGTGCGTCCCATCGCTTCCTCCATGTGACCTTTCGGCCAGCGCCAGCACTCGTCACCGAAGACGTACTTGGTCGTGATGCGTTGCAGGCTCGTCTTCGTGTGGGCCGAGCGGCAATAGATGATCATCCGCTGGAAGTCGCCGACGGACGAGCGAGGCATATCGTCGGGCTTCTTGCGCTTGGCGACCTCGGGGATGGCGTCGAAGAGCGGACGACATTGGCGGAGGAAGAAGTCGTCGGCCTCGTCCTGGTTCATCTGCAGGAGGAGCATATTGCCCGGGTCGTTGACGATGAAGTAAGCCGTGGCGAGGCGGAGGGCTGCGGACTTGCCGGCCTGAATGCACCAAGGCATCAGCACCTGCCGAACCTCGGGGTCGACGATGAAGCGGACGGCGTCACCGACCCACGGCATCCGCTCGTTGCGGAACGGACCCTTGAGGTGGGAGTCGGGTATCTCGGGGACGTTGCGCTCAAGCCATTCGACGGGGTCGCCGCTTGTCGTTGGACGCATCGCGTCACGCCCCATCCGAACCAGTTCAAAACTCTTCGGGGAAAGGGTCATTGGCGGAGATGTCCTCGCGGGTCTTGCGGACCCAGTCCTGCAGAGGCTTGATGGCTTGGGCGGGGTTCGCCTTGTTGCATCGTTCGGCGACGTCGGTCGGAAGGTCGTCGAGCTTGGCGAGGATTTCGCCGATCAGCGTCTTGATGGCGGTCGAGGCTTCGGCTTTGGAGATGAACTCCTGGTCGGCGAGCGCTCGCTTCTTCTGCTCCTCCTCCAAGGACACCAGCGTCTTGAGCGCTTGGTTGTAGGCGGTTTGGAGTTTGCCCTGCTGAGGGTCGCCCGACTCGATGGCGTTGCGGTAGGCCACGCGGGCGGACGAGACGAGGACGCGCTGTTGGGCGATGATGTCGTCGAGGGAGTGTTCGTCGAGGGCGGCGATGGTGACGCCAGCCATGCGGCGACCTCTGCCGGCTGCTCGTTCGGCGAGCCACGCACGGGCCGCGTCGACGTCGGTGCGAGGCATTCCTTGACGCGACATCTTCGAGACGTGAAGTTCTAATTTTCCCTCACCCTCATCTCACCCAAATAATATAATAAAATGTCGAACAGCATTGCAAGTGCTCCCAACGTCCTCGCCAGCGGCGTCATCGCTGCTCTGGCCAACAAG